CGCTCGTACTCTACACGGGGTAGTTGACGATAGGCACCAACGAAGGGGGTTAGATCGCCACCAACAGACATGAACAGGTTCACGGTTGGAGTAGCAGGAACAGTAACACCACCTAGGGTAGAAGCAGCAGCTTCAGTAGCAGCAGGTAGGAAGTTAGATACGTACACATCAAAACCGAAGATGTTACGGATGAAACGCATACCAGTGACTTCGTTAACAAAACCACCCTGAACAATACCTTCGAAAGCGGGGTTGTTAGTGAAAGCCTGAGCACCCACTAGAGTGTTGAAAACATACTCTTGTGAGGGATCGATGATGGCAACACGGGTACCACCAGCTTGAGCCTTGTCTAGGGCGTATTTGGCCTTAGCAAAGTCAGCTAGAGTTAGAATACCAGCAGTGCCAGAAGCTACGAAACGATGGTCAGCACCGTTGATAGCGTTAACGTTACCAGAGGTCTGTTGGTTAGCTAGGGAGAACACAGAAGATTCTAGGTTCTCGTCTAGGGCACGACGCATCTTAGTGGGAAACATACCGATTAGCTGTTGAGCGTAGTAGCTATCCTGCTTTGCCTTATCGGTAATGTAGGTAGCTGACTCAACGTAACGGTCAATGGTGAAGTTAAACTCACCAGTGTCCATTGAATCATAGACAACAGGGGATAGTTCAGCAGTCTCACGCATTGGCAGTTCGCCAACGGAAGGAATGGTAAACTGGTTACCATCGGGGAAGCCATTGAGCATACGTACATAACGTGTGCCCATTAGTTGTTCTTGAAGAACGTCTTTTAGTTCGGCAGACCAAAGTTCTGCTCGGACAAGGTTTGCATCAACCTTTGCGAAATCTACACCAGCCATTTAATTCTCCTTATTGCCCAAAATATAGGGCGGGGTTTTGAGAAACAGTTTGCTGTAGCTTATATTGAAAATCTTGTGACCAGTAGGTTTTAGGATCTTCTTTACGAACCTTAGTTGCCCACTCTTTCGTGCCGACAACTTTACTACGATCACCACCATTAGAAGCTACGGAAGTTGTGTTCATCGAGCCTGTATCCATGTTGTTAGAAGGTAAAGTTACCTGACCACCAAACATGTTTACAAAATCAACAGGATCAGTTGCAGCTAGTTCCATTAGGATTTTTGCTTTCTCAGGAGTGCTTGCACGTTGTTTAAAAACTTCGGCAGCTTTCTCGCCAAACTTCTCTTTCATAAGAGAGTCTGCTTTCAGCAGGTTATCCATCTTAGACTTTGCAGCCTCACGACCCTCTAACGTCTTCTCTACAAGCTGTTGCACAACGTCAGGTGTGATACCTGCGACAGGAGGAGTGTCGTCCTCTGGTGCTACATTTTGTTTTGACATACGTTCCAAAACCTCATCAATGGTCTTGGCTGAAGCAGCTTGCTCACGTAGTTTACGATTCTCTTCTTTGAGGGTTTCGATAAACTGGTCAGCGTTTGTGTATGCTTTAGCTAGATCTTCTGGGGTTTTGTATTTTTGCCCTTCACCGACAAGTGCGGTAAATAGCTGTGCATCAGTTGTCGCTGGTGCGGTATTGGTGGTTTGATTGTCGCCTTCGCCACCGAAAATTGTTGCATTGGTCATGCGTTTTAACTCCTAAAAATTGACAGCCTTAGAGTAGGCTTTTTTAAAAACGTCACTTTTTTGCTGTATCTGGCAAGAGTGACATAACGAACTCATAGGCTTTAATCTGTCCTAAGTTGTATGCAAGTTTAGCATAATGATTAGGACAGTCAAAATCATCCTTTTTAATACTAGTAATTTCTTCTTTTAAAGTAGTTAATGTATTATATAAAGCTTCTAATACATAACTACTATTATTCCAAGCTTTAGTAAACTCTTCATTAGTACTATCTTTAGGTTTATTATTTAATAGTAGTTTATTCATATAATATATAGTTATTAATATACTATTATATTACATCATTTGTTGTTGCATGTCAACCCCCTCTGGAGGCATTCCCTCTTCAGGCATCTCTCCTTCAGGATTAATAGTTGCTTCAGTTTGAATGTCTTCAGCCACTTGGTTCATTAGACGCTGTGTTTCAGCCTGTTCAAAAATCATGGCATTGTCTTGTACAATTTTGTAGTTCTGCCAGCCTAGGTTCTCTTCTAGAGCCTTGGCAATAGCCTTACCGCTAATGTGTGCAGCCACCGTAGGAATGGCTTGTACAGCAACCATAGTCTGGTTTAGTTCTTGGATAAACCGTGCCTGTTCACCAAAGTGACGAGCACCAATGGGATAGATCTTGCCAGAAGCCATTAGATCGTCCTTGGTGACCTCAACGAAGGCTTCTGTACCATAATCCTCATCCACGGTGCGAATGCGCTCTACGCCCTCAAAATTGCGGATGGCTTCAGCTAGCATGCCGTTCAGTAGCGGTTCTAGAATGTTACGCTCAAACCAACTAACTTTGCTCTGGAAGATGCGACCAGCAGCATTCTCTAGGCTTTGTACCTCGTACTTGGTTTTCTCACCGGGAGTACGGATACCCATAGCTTGTTTAGGTGCACCAGCCAGTTCCTCCATACGGTTCATAAGTTCGTTAATTTGCATATCTGCTTGTAAAGCAGTGGCATCTGGACGTAAAAACTCTAAACCACCCTCATCACCTACAAACACAGTGGCACCGGGTTCGTACTCAAATTCTTCTACAGTGGAGCCTTTGACAACCATTACTGGATAGGCAATCAGGTCAAATACGTCTGCCTTGAGGTTTTCTAGGTGGTCAATGCGGTATTGCATGCCGACTAGTTGGTCTAGTGGGCCTTGTGCCCATAGGTTGTCGGTACGTAGCCGCCAGCCACAATGAAACATAGGCTTGCTACCTGTCCACATGGGGTTAGGTTGCTTGCGTAGAATCCACTTACGATCAATAACGGTAACTAGTTGATTGCGTAGCAGTTGCTTGGTATCAGGATCGTAAATATCGCCCCAGAACTCTAGTAGTTCAACCATGTCACTTTCTAGGTACTCGTCAGCACTACCAAAGCCATCAATAGCCATGTTGAGTTCTTTCTTAAACTCTGGATCGTCGCGGTAGTTTTGACGGAATGCTAATGCTTTATCTAGCACACCTTTGTTATAATTTAATGCTGGTTTTGTCTCAATATCAGACATTAAGTCGCCTAAACTTTTAAGCATACGACGCACTACAGGAGTCTTGTCAAAAGTCTCAGCTAAAGGATTGTACACAATATCGTTAGGGTTAATACGGTAGGCTTTAGGGCCAGCATAACGGCTAACTACGTTACCAGTGTTATCACTAATAACGTCGCGTACATAGTCATACGTAACAATAACGTTACCAAAGTCAATGTAATCGTATACTAGTTGTGAAACAAGAAGTTGAAAATTAGATGCTTTTAGCTTCTGTTTAAGGTAGTTGGTAATGGCATAACGCTTTTTAGTCAACTCAGGTGCTTTGTCAGTAGCCTCGTAATAAAACCAATTCTCAGATGGAAACAATGCAGCCATGTAGTTAGCGTGTAGGTTGTCCCGAATCTGAGTTAGTTTAGGCGTTACTGTAGAGTTTTTCCAAGGCAGTTTGCTGTTACTAGTTTTACGTGTATCAGTGGCAAACAGATAGTTGCGTAGTTCTTGTTGATCACTTTTCCAGACAGCACGGGCTGTATCCCACCGCACCCACATATCAGCAATTTTATTTGCTAGGCTGTCGTCTTGAAATGACACTTGAATATTATCGTTCATATGTTCCTCTTAGTAGGCTACGCCACCAAATTTACTGTTAAATGCAACTACGTTAGTTCGTTTACCCCAAGACCTACTAGATACTGGAGATTTACAAATTTCTACACATGAGGCCAAAGCATCCTTTACGTCGTCATGCTCAGGGTTGTTCATAATGAGTTCTTCTTCTAGAATCTGGCAGTTACCACCTTTGTAATGCCAAATTTGGTTGTTGTTGTACCTAGGTTCTAGAATGGCTGCAATGCGCTCTGTCTTGCTCATATTGCGCGGAGGATTGTATTCTTCAACCGTAAACACAATGTTTTGACTACGCATGTAGTCTTTAAACTGTGAAACAATTAATCGCTGTGCAGCAACCACTTCACACCGTAGCTTTTTAAACCGCCACTTCCTAAACACTACTTCTGCTTTGTCGTACATTACAGAAATCTTATTGGTCTTAAACCTATCAATGTCCAATACGTAGTAGTTATTATCCTCGTCAACACCTACAACGGCAATAACGGTAAAGTCGGAAGTATGATTGACTGTGTACGCAAAATCCATTGCTGCGTACACATGCAGAAGTTTGTCACCAAAATACCAAGCACCGCTAAAGTTTTCGATTTTATCACGGTCATAATAATTAAACCTACTACGGTCAATAAGCTGCGTTTCCACAGCGTTGGGGTTATTGTAATATTGAGCGTAGAATTGAGTAATGTCCAAGTACTTAGCTTTTTTACGAGCCAGTTCCTTAGCATCAAAACCGAATGTCTTACCATCAGTGCGCCGTTGCTTAGGCCACAGGAATTCACCGTTTGTTTCTACTGTACGCTCAAACACCTCGTAAACATCAAGTTCTACTTCGTCGTCAGTAACTTCATCAAAGTAACTTTCTTTCATTTCCATCATGTCTTTATACAAGTCGCCGGGATGGTAACGAGTACCTACAGCCCACTCTTTAGCGCCCGTAGATTCGATGGAGGAAAGTTGTGAGTAAAACGCTCTTACTTGTTCACGACCTAGTTGCGTGTAAGCATTGTCAGGCACAACAACGTCATCAAGCACAGCAACCGAGCAGTGTAGCCCGGTTACGTTAGCAGTGATACCTGCTGCTTTGATAGTTGCATCACGAATGCCTTCTGCCTTACGTTTGGGATGGTCAACACTAATCTCATCCACAGCCCAACGTTCACGCTTGCCCTCAAATTCATTAACCATTTCAGGCCAATAGAACCGATAGATATCTGATAGTAGAATGTCTTTAACCGCTTTAAGTTGTTTTTCTGCAAGGTTAGCGGTTGCAGATACATACAGTACGGTAGCTTCTGGATGTTTAGTAATGTGATGCGCCACACGGTAAGCAATCATTGCTGACTTTTGATGATCCCGTGGAAGTAGGACTAGTTGATTGTCTTTAGCATCTTGTCGCTGCCACCAAGCACATAGCTCTTCATGCACTGCACCAAGTACACGATGCGGTGCAACAAGTTTAATAAACGTCAACAAGTCTGCTTCTGCAGCCTGCTTTACAAGTTCTTTTTCAGACATTACCACTTAACTTTATCAGCCCAGTATGCTGCTGACATTTTACCCTTAGAGATGTTGCCAGCATGCCGTGCTTTGAAAGACTCACGACGCTTGCGATAACTTTCGGATTCGCCTTCTTTCTTAGGGCTACCTGATACACCTTGCTGACCAAAACGAATGGTCTTTACTTGGTCGCCTTGCTTGGCAACCACTACGTGAGATTTGGTTGGATGGCTAGGTGTACGTTTAGGTTTGTTAAAACCAGCTACACCAGCACGTTCTAGTCGAGGATCTTTAGCCATAATGTTACCTATATTTAGCTGTTTTAGAAGCAATCTTTTTTGGTTGTGCTACGAACTGTTTGCCTTTAGCGTTACCCTTGGCTTTAGCCTTATTAGTAGCAGCCTTTTCAGCAGGAGATAAAGCACTCCATGCAGCATCTGGTAAGTAGCGTTTCTTGCCTTTTGAAGGCTTACCATCTGATGTACGCCACTTCTGTGCTGTCCACTCTTTTAACGATTGCTGTGGATTTTTCATTTCTTTTTCTTAGGTGGTGTATGACTAAGTTTCTGACTTTTTTCAGAATGCTTCGCACCTGTATGCAATTGACTGCCCATCTTATGCATTGGGCCTGTGTACTCTTTACCGTTAGGTAGATAATGTTTTGCGGTTTTACTCACGATTTATAACCTCCACCTTTAGCTTTATATTCTTTGGCTAGCAGTTGTGCTTTACGGGCTGACCACTCACCCGGGTCACCGCCCTTGCTACCTGCTTTAATACGCTCAAACAAAGCTTTACGCATAGTGGGTTTAGTGTAGACACCAGCGGCGTTTACTTTAGATTTGGCTGGTTTCTTTATCATTTCATCTTCCCAGTTTTAGTGCGCGAAAAACTTTTGTTAGCAGTTGACGGACGTACACGAAGATTTTTCTTAGCGTTGCTGCCGCCTTTGCTAAGTGGTGTTTTATGATCAACATCATTGCCATCGCCTTTAGTTACACGACCTTCGCGTTCTAACATACGACGAGCACCGTTGCGTTTAGCACGGTCTTTCTTTACGTCGTCTTTGCCGTCATACTTTTCGTATTGTTTCTTATAATCACGTTTTCCGTTAGTCATGTACGGCATTACTTCTTACCCCCTACAACAATACCTAAACGAGCCATATCACCTGCAATTCGACCTGCGGAAGGGGGTAGTACCTCTTCTTCTTTTTTAGGCCGTCCTACGGGTTTTTTGGCCCCTTCCTGAGCATACCCTTTGTCTGCCAACCACTTAGCTGCAGCAGTACCTCCGGGTTGTTTAGCGTGTGACTTCATCTGTTGAATGGCTTCTGAACGCAACTTAACTTCTAGTTCAGAGTGCCACTTGTCAATGTGCGGTTTAATGACGGGATGGTTACGTACTTCTAGCCAGTGATCCCAATCTCCTAGCAATGCCATAGCAGTACTGTATTCGGAAGGATCCCGGCATTCTAAAAACACTTCTTTCCAATGTTGTAGTGTGTAAACTGGTTTAAATTTAACATCTACACGGGCAAACTCTTTAAAGAGTTGTAAAATTACTCGCTTGCCACTTCCGTCGAGGAATTTGGTTCGGTCAACCATTCAATTCTCCTAATCATACCACGAGGTATTTGGTTACGACGAGCTACAGTGCCGTCTTCAATCACACCATTAGTAACAACAATGCCCTCTGGCCCATCATACAGAAGAAACCCTACTTGTTTACAAGTTACTGGAACATACTGAAAATCTTCTTCATGCTCCGACCATGCTGTTACATCTAGCTCTGTAGCGTCTTCCCACACTACATACACTAGCTTCATTTTTTCTTTGCTTTGTTAGCCATGTGTTTAGCAGTACGCTCACCACGCTCAGGCAGTGACTTACCAGCTTTGCTTAGTGCAATGGCAATGGCTTGTTTTTGAGGCTTGCCCTTCTTCATTTCTGCTTTAATGTTTTTGCTAATTGCTTTTTGAGATTTACCTTGAGCCATTGGCATATTAGATTCCTTTATGATAAACAGTTTTACCGTTTTCTTTAACGGCACGAAGAACGTTGCACTTTAAATCTTTTTCATCATACGAAACGTGTACCCAACCACTGTCAGGTACATCGTCTGTGTAAAACTCTAGAATGAGTTGTGTAAACTTAAAGTTGTCGCGGATGTATTCAGCTAATACTTTGTTGTCGATACCTGAGATTTCAATGTCTGCTGCCATGCCTAGGCAGTGATCGCTTACAGGGCTACCTCCCACAGCAGTGTTTACTGCAGGACTTCTATATCCACTGTTAATGGTTACTGGCCCAAACTTATCACGTAATGGTTGTAGCACATTAGCAACAAGAATTTCTAAATTAGCAACTACTTTTTCAGTAGGTGTGTTATTAATATTACGGCGAATGGCAATCTCTGATTTGCACAGTTCTGCTAAACTAAAGTTCCGGGATAGTTGTGTCATTTGGTAGGTTTAGAAAGCATCTCTGTCTTGGCTTGTGAACCAGCAGAAGAACCAAAATAATAAGCAATAATGCCTGTCCAAGCTGTCGATAAAGAGCCAAGCATCATAAGAATAGTAGGATTGTTACCGTCCACTTGACCAAATAACAACATACTAAGAATACCAAAAAAACCTAGAGTAATAGCACCAGCTAGTGCAGGAGGTACAATAGAACGAGTAGCTGCTTGCATTTCACGAGCAGACTTCCTATCATCAACAGCAAGAGCCTCAAAGTTGAGGCCCAGTTCGTTCTCTTGTTTCTTTAGTTCAATCTCTGCAATTTTAACCTGTGCAATTTGCTCAGGAGTCATTTTGTTGCTAGAAATTAAATCTTGTACTTTGTCTTCATCTACGCCAACTGCTTTAGCAATGGCAGAAACAGCTAGTCCTGCAAGGGGGCCACCTAACGCAGTTGCAACTGTAGGTGCGATTTGTTTTAACCAATCCATGTGTTATCCTTGCGCGTTAATAATTGAAACAATCATTACTAATAATGAAACAGCTGTAACACCTACTGCAATAAACACTGTAATACCAACAGCCCAATCTACACGTTTTTTAGCTATTTGTTTACGTTTACGTTCTAGTTCTCTAGCTTCACGTTCTTTTGCCTGACGAATTTTACTTCGCTCAAGAAGGAGTTGTTCCCAAAGACCAGCCTGTCCATAACCATAAATTAACAGATGCTTTAGTTCTTCTTCAGATTGGCGCAGCGTTTCCGCATGCATAACTATCTCTAAAGCCTTACTAGTATCAGACTGACCCTTTTTACCTAGATCATTAGCTGCTTTTTGTACTACATCTTTAGCATCAAAAAATTTACCAAACTCTCCAATGATGTTGGAAATGTCTTTGCCTAAAGCTTGTGCTTTTTTAATTGTAGCTACAGCCGTTTGTGCTGCTGCAAATGCGGTAGCTGCGGCTGTAATTGGATCCATTATGGTTTGTAGTTAGACCAGAAAGCACTGAAAGCTGCAACTAATGCAGCAATCCACAATATAGGTTTGGCAACTTTTGCTAAGAATTCTAATGCAGTAAACGCACCTCGTGCAGCATTAAATGCATCAATAACATCTTTTGTGTGTTGATTAATAGCATCTACTTTATGCTCAACTGCAATGAGTCGAGCATAAATTTCTGCATGAGATACGTCTTCTTGCATTTTTACTCTGCAATAAGTTGATCAGCGGGCAGCGGCTCGTTTCCTTCAGCCAGCCACGCGAGGTATTCAGGCGTGGTGACAAGGCAGGATTCTTGACGGCCATCTGGCCATTCACGCCAGACAACTTGAACAGATTGCATCGGCATCATCGGCATCAATTTCCAAACTGGCTCGCTCATAGTTCACACCCCGTAAATAAAAGTTTCGCTGATGTTGAGTATGTTTGAAGAATCAGTCCGTTACCCGCAGCCTGTAATGCGCTACCCACTGATGCCAACAACGAGGCCGAAATATAAGATCCGTTTTGAAACGCTAAAGCAGAGCATTGGTTGTTGCCTCCCGCCGCCCCCATCATGTAAAAATGACCCGCAGAGCTAACTGTTACGCCCGTTGGTGGAACTCGTGGAGTAACATTCAGCGGAAAAACCACATAGCCCTGAGTGGTTGATATGTTTTGTCCAACGGCAATATGCTCACCGCTCGCGTATGCCGTATAAGACGGCAGATACCGCTGACACATCATCAGTTCCCGCCCGTAGTCCCTGCGCTCAAACGGCGAGGCCACAGTGCCAGCTTCAAGCTGGACGCCGGTGATGTACCAAGTAGCGTTGAGAGTGCCGATAACTGAGACTGCGCCTGTTGCAGATTCGTATCGTGTTCCTGCCCAAGCCCCGGCGGTTCCGCTATATGTAGAGCCAACACCCATGCCAAATATCAAACGAATACCTATTCCATTTGTAGTTAACCATGTGCCAGATGTGTCACCTGCAACGGTTATGGTCTTGTACTCCCAAGTATCTGCAACAGAAATTGAATAAGTAAATGGGTATGACCTATCTTGAGCGCTGTTTGTGACCGCCCCGCCATGTGTTCCCGTCAAAGAACTACGAACCCAAAAAGATATTGTTACGGTTGCCGCTGAAGCAGTCCCCCACGCAAGGTCAGAAACATTCTGCCCCTCAATTAGTTGCCTGAAAATTACCCGTTGCGTAGCACCAAGAGAGGCGTCTGCCGTTGTGGTGGTTAATTTGACAGAAGATGTAAACCCAGTTGGCGCAGAAGAATTTTGTTGCCCGGTCATTTCGCCGTCTGTATCTTCAAAACCCCCAAAACGATCAACAGGAAACTTTGTCGCAGACCCATCAAAAGTAACACTCGCCCCAGCATTCCTCTGGTCAATCCGCATATCGCCGTTGATGATGCGGTTGCGAAAGCCTAACTCCGCGCCGCCGTTCGCCATTTTAGAAGGCGTAATTGCCCCATCATTAATTTTAATTGTAGTAACAGCATTATTTGCAAGATTGCTTGTACTTACCGAACCTGTAGTATTAGCAAGAGCGCCAATATCTGCAGGAGTGGTATTTGCTTTAGTATATGCAAGAATTTGAGCACCAGTGACTTTCTTACTAGTAAGAGAATCATTCACCTCAAACTCTTGCGTACCTGACGCTGCTGCTGCAGCCGTTAAGTCCGAAATTTTAATATTAGCCATTAATAAATCCTTTTCCAGTTACCTGAAATTTTCTTGTAGACGGCTTGTAAAGCGTCCCAGTTGCCGTTGTATTTAGTATCCACATCTGTTTGTTTCCAAACACCGCCAGTTTTATAATAGGCAGTGCTGCTAAATGGAATATAGGTGTAAATTGCCACCATAGAACCAATAATTTCGTTAGTAGGAATAGCGTTAGTAATACGGCTATCACCACTTTCTGTTACTCGGTAGTCTTCACTTTCAGTGATACGAGTAAACGTTGCTTGTCCACTCACTACTTCTACATACTTTACAACACGAGCAGTAGGACTAATTGTTCCTGCACCATTTCCTGTAAATGCACCAAATGCCTTTAGAGCCTCATCTGCAGTGATGGAACTGGAGGCTGAGACACTGGTTTCGCCCCCTGTCCTACGTGCACCTAAAGCAGACAACTCACTACTATTAGCAACCAAAATGGCTGCATAACGGGTTACATCTGCTGCACCAGAAAGACTACCTGTCCCTGCAAAAACAACTGATCCGCTAGCTTTTAGTTTACCTACAAAGTCAAACCCACCGCTAGCGTTTAGGCTTGCGTCACCAGTTTGAAAACCTTCAGTAACACGAACATCACCGTTTTGTAAAACACGGGTATCACTACCCTCGGTGATGCGGTAGCCAGCAACAGCCATTAAGCAACCGTTAGGTCAATGTTACCAATTGCAAACTCTAGGGTGTCACCATCACCAATGGTCTTAGAAGCAGTAATGCCGCCATGCCATAAAAGGTTGCCACCTGTAGAGTTATCAAAAATACCAATGTGACTAATGGTACCCCAAGAACCACCAGATGCCGTAAAGCTCACTGCACCCGTGTTACTAGTAGTACCACCGGGGCTAGAAGCTGCAGCAAAAGCCACGGTTTGACGAGCATAACCGTTACCAGATACTTAAGTACCACCACCGCT